ATGTTGTAAATGTGACAACTTCTGATTCATTATTTTCTGCAAATAATATATTTTTTGCAAGACGATTTGCTTGTCCTCTCGAAGTACAGGCAAATGCTTTTACCTGTTTTACTACTGTTCCTATTTTTGCTATTAACGCACTATCTTCAACAACTTCAAAATCTACTTCCTGCGAATCCATATTGTAATAACTGGCAGAAACTACACTATGTCTTGCTTTTAGACTACTTCCAGAATAATTAAAACCAGCTTCTCCTACATTTGCCAAGCTGAATATATAAGAACTATCTTTAGGACTATCTTGAGAGAGAGTTATAGATCCAGCAGACCATATAGGAATACAACGCATCACACCAGCTAATTCATTTATCAAATCAAATGCTTCATTACTATTTTGAATATTTACATTACAACTAAATCTAGCTTCTTGTCCTCCTAATCCATCTGATACCAATGTGTTTGCGTATTTACTAGCGGTAACAAAAGAAAATAAATCTAAATTACTATCTGTAATATGATCTCCAAATCCATATCTAACATTAGTTAAAAGATCCAACAATATCATTGAAGGACATGAACACCATTGAGCAGCACCCATAACTCCATTAAATATATAGCCATCAGGATAAACAATACGACCAGTTGTACTGTCAACAGTAGGTGTTCCAGAACTACTAGCACCAGCACCAGGAATCCTTACTTTTATTCCTCTAATACGATATTTACGTTTTGGTATAGAACTGAACTGTTGTGAATCTATGCGTAAAGAAGCATAGGCACTATTTAAATAAGTTTGTTTATCATCAACAATTTCTGAAAAACTTGTAAATTGAAAAGTGTTTACTGTGCTTGCATCTGTCGGATCATCAGTTACTCTTACAACTTTTATATCAACAGGAAAAGCACCTGTTAAAGTTACTCTGTATTCTTTTTGGTAAGCATCAGCAGTTCTTCCTGTAACAGTATCATCAATTAAAGTAGTAAAACCACCGCTATTGTATTGCACTTGTATCTGTAAATTTACTGAACTTCCCAATAAATCACCAGAACTTGTCGCAACTTGAATTTGAGGAAAAGTTATTGTTACCTTTACAGCATCAATATTTGTATTTGTTATTGACCTTGTAACAGGAGAAGCCTTTGTTACATTAACTCCAACAGTTTGTAATGATTCACTACTTTCAATCCCATTGATATGAGTTTGATCTGAAGTTCCAAATCTAGGATCAAAAGTTACATCTTGAAAATTAAAATCAGTTGTAGCTGGACTTGAATTGTCAGCACTAGCTTGTAAAACAGCAGTATCATTTAAAAATACATCTTTTAAAGCAGCGTTATTATATGCAGTTGTTCCTTTTGTTAGACCAGCCTTAGAAGCAGAAGCAAAACCTTCTATCTCTCCTTCTGATATTAAATCCATTAATGTAGCAAATTGTCTGCTATGTAAAGTATCAGGAGTTCTTGTAGGTTGAGGTGGTGCGGAAGGAGGGGGTGGAGCACCAGCACCTCTAATAATTTTAGGTTTAGTCATGCTCTCACCTGTTCAGTATCAACACCTGCACTTATTACAACACTTCCTGTAAATATTTCACCATAAACTATTGGAACGGGAGTACCTGCTCTTGATGTATTCTGCGTACCAGAAAAATTAAAAGATAATCTAGGATCTTCTTCTGAAGAAAAATCAGGAGTTTTTGGTGTGGGAGCTAACATTTCTGACACACCTGTTAAAGCTAACGCAACACCGATATTTCCTGCCGTTGCTGCTAATCCACCTCCAAAAAAACCTATTCCTTGTGTTGCATTAAGAGCAAAACCTGTTCCACCAGATATAATACCAACACCAATCAATGCTGCACCAGTTAGCACTCTGCCTAATCCTCCTTCTCCTCCAGCACCAGTTATCACAGGTACAAAATGTAAATCGTGTTTTCCTATAGGATCTTCTAATTCTTTTTCACTTATTTGATAATCACCAACTAAAACTTTAAAATTAGTATTTGCTATATATCTTTCTGCCTTTGGAAAATTAGATGTTAAAAATCTAATGGATTGACTAATATTATCTACTTTTGCTTCTAATTCTTTATGGCCAACAATTTTAGCAAGCTCGCCATACAGTTTTACCTTACGCAGCATAACGATACCTCCCTCCTATACATTTTAACAACCATTCTGATAATGGCTCTCTACAAGACAGTCTATCTGCTAAATGATGTAAAATTTCATCTCCTAAAAATAAAGCTACATGATTTAGACCTGGACTCATTATTGACATAAATAATAAATCTCCTTTTTGTAATTTTTCTTCTGGTCTTAATTGTCTGAATCCTGTTCTCCATGCACATTGTTCAAACATAGGATTTTTTAAAAACTCCTCTGGTGTTAAAGGTCTTTCCCAATCTCTTAAATCTATATCTAAATTTTCTTTATACCAATCTCTTACTAAAGACCAACAATCAGTTACACCCCAAACCCATTCACGGCCCAATAATGGAGCTTTATAGCCAGTTGGTTCATAATAACCCCATTGTTCTGTTTTAGGATTAACAATATACCAGGGTAAGCCACTATCTTCACAACTAACTTTGTCAGCTTGAGTTGGTGTTGGTGGTGTTACAGGGTGACTATGAATAATAGCTGTTATTTCACCTAAATTGTCTGCTTTTACATAATCCTCTGGATCAAGAATAAAACATTGATGGCTATAGGTAGAAAGATTACCGCAGGGATAATATTGTTGTTTACCTTTAATATTTAGTAAAACACCAACAGATTCTTTTGGGTCTTGGTCTTTCGCATGAAGAAGTGCGTCTTGTTTCCAATCCATTAGTTAAACGTACCAATCGAAGGAAATATGGATCTTGTGCATTGACGTTTCGGAGCACGAACACCAGCAAGATCAAATACTGCAGCTAATTCAAATGTAACTGTCTCTCTATTTTCTGATGATTTTCTGTCAATTTTATATATTTCCTGCGGAAACTCTGCTGTAGGATCTGGTGTTCCCAATGGATTAGTATTACCTGGAAAGTTTACTGAATCTAAATATCTTGCTAAAGTTCTAATTCTTGTAACTGTAGCTCCTGTTAAATCATTACCTGCTGTTGTTGCATTTACATTTAACAAAATTGCAGTAATTGTATTAAGAGCATTACTAACAACTAAATTTGGTCTTGGTAATTGTCCTCTTGTATAAGCAAAACCTTCTGCTTGTATCGGCATTTTTACATAAGTATTACCAGCCCAGATAATATCTCCATTTCCTACTCTATTTGTACCAGCATGAAATCTATAAGTAGCCGTTGATCCATGTATTGCAGCTTCAGTTGTAATAGTGAATAATTCAATTATTGCTGAAGGATTGATCTTTTGTAGATCAGTAATAATAGGAGCAGTACTCATGGTTCAAATACTTCTCTAAATGTTGCCTGTATTGTAGCTCTATTGTTATATGGTATTGATTTATTCCAAGTTTCGCAAACAAATTTTTGCGCAGTAGCCTCTCCAGGTGCAGTAAAATCAAAGCTATCACTATCATTTGCACGGGAATCAAGGAAGGTTTCTATTTCATCTGCTTCTGTCTCTGATACGTTGAAAGTAAAATTATAAACTTTTGGATTTTGATGCTCTGCTAATCCAAATAATATTCTATGTTCAAACCCATCAGCAAAACGAATTGTTCTAGTTAATGGTGCGGATCTTTTTTGCTGCCCATAAACAGGTTTGATCGAGGGAAACGTAGCCATTATGCAAGCAAACCTCCAGGTCTTTTTTGCTGTACTAATTCTGATTGTATAGCAACTGATATAAGACGACCAAGTTCTCTACCTTGTTCTTCATCTCCTTCAACAGAAGAACCAGAAGCATCTACGTTTACTACGATATTTGTAGATCCACCAAGAGCATGGTTTGGAGTAATCATTCCCGATACACCTGGACTAAATAACTCAGGCCCACGTTCTCCTACGATGTAGCTGGTTCCACCTGTTACTGGCCCTCCCATTGCCTTTCCAAAACCAAATCTAATTTGATTGTAATTATTAGGTTTTGATAAATCCACGCTTGGTCCAATCGGAGGATTTGATGGCATAAATCCTGCTTTACCTATATTTGTTCCTGATGGTGTAGTTATTGATGGACCACCAGTAATCTTAAAACTTGGGCTTGGGTTTAAAAAATTCTTAAACAAACCAAAAATACCTGATCTTATTTGTGCAGCTAAAATTTGTGCAGCCATATCCAAGAAATAATCTGCTGTTCGCATAAATAAATTTCTTAAAGCATCTTGTGCTGTCATTGAACCCTTTACAATGCCTTTAAATGACTCAGCAAAACTTGCACCAATGCTTTTACTTAAAGCATCAACCTGTCTTAATGGATCTAATAATTTTTTTAATTCATCTTTTGGAGCTTGGATTATTGCTTGCCTCTCTAATTCTTCAGTAATTTCTCTTTGAAGTTTTAAAAGATCCCTTGTTTGTTGTTTGTTAAGTTCATTTTCATCTATAAGAGCCTTAACTCTTTCATCTCTAAAAAATTCTGCCTTAAACATTTGTGTATATCTTTTTTGTTCTTCCTTTGTCATTTTTTCTAATATTCCCAAAGATCGCACGATGCCATCTTGATCTTGATAGAAAAACTGTTTAAAGACAGCATCTGCTTTTTGTCTATCTTCAAGTGTTACTTTATTTATCTTTTGTATTTGTAAATCAAGTTCTTTTTGTTCTTTTAAATTTTCTAAATAAACTTTTGCTTCAGTAAGTCCTCCTTTATTTAATATCTCTAAAGTTTTTTGTGCTTGTGTAATACTTATTTCATTAGCATCAATTAAAGGTTGGATAGCTGATATTAAAGAATTAGCATCCTTAGATATAGAAGCATATAACTTAAAAGTTGAAGGATCTCCAAATACTTGTGTCAAGATAGTTCTTTGTGCTGCATCAAATCCTCCAAAGGCATTAACAGCACTTAATACTTCATCCTTTGTCATTTTTAATTCTTTTGCTAGATTATTAATTTGACTTGCTGTAAATGTAGAAGTTCCACCTGTTTCCTTTATTGCAGTATTTATCTTGTCAATTTCTTTTCTAAAATCAATAGCTTGTTGAATTTGTTGAGCTATTACAGTACCAACGATAGATAAAGAAAAACCAAACTGACCACCTATTGCTCCACCGAGAGCACCACCGACTCCACCTCCAAGTGCTCCTAAACCACCTTGACCAAATAATAGAGGGAAGCCACCACCAATCGCTGCACTACCAATAGCACCTCTAGCTCCACCTCTAAAGAAACCAGGTCCACCCTGACCAGATTTAGCAGAACCAGCAGTAGTTTTAGCTAATTTTTGTGTTTCTAGTACACCTTGTCTTAATGCTCTATTTTGTGACCTCTGCAATCTTAACTGTGCAGCTTTCATATCTCTTATTTCTTTATTAGCTTTCTTTTCTTTTAATAAGTCTTTAAATTGCTTTTCTTTATTACGTCTAATAGATTTAGCAATAGGATCACCAGCAGAACCAAATCCAAAATCACCACGTTGTCTTGGTAACTGCCTTGCTTCTGCTCTCCTTAAAGATGCTGCTTCTGAAGGAAGCATTGGACCTTGCATTGGTAACATTGGCATTGGACCAATAAATTGTTGAGGACCAAAAGGCACAGGACTTCTACCAAGTCTTTTATTCATATTTCTTCTATTTCTCTCTATTGATTTTTGTGTAGCAGTATCAAAAACAGTAGGGCTTGATACCTGCGAAGCACCCCGACTAAATTGAGCAAAATTTGATCCTTTTCTAATACTTTCTAATATTGCCTGTCTTTTTTGTAATTCAGAATTATATTGTCTTTCTGCATTAACTAACTCTCTTGATACAGCTTTAAATTCTTTTGCACCTCTTACTGCTTCGTTAAAGTTTGTTTGTGCTTTTCTTAAAGCATTTCCATAACCAATTATATTAGCAATTCCAAATTTTGATGTTTGACCTATTTCACTTAAACCTTGTACTGTTTCTCTTACTTTTTTTCCTGTCTGATCTAATTGTTTATTAAAAGCTACAAGTTTATTAGTATTTTTTATAGAAACTAAAAAATCAATATTATAATTAGCCACTTACTATAAAAATTAAAACATTTTCTCTATATTACCTCTTTTTACCTCGTAAAGCACTAGATCGTTGTGCTTGTTCTTTTTGTTTTTCATACTCCTCGCTTTCAAGTTCTGCAAAAGCAGCCCACCCTATCATTTCTTCAATAGTTAAAGTTTCACATAATTCAGCTACAGTTTTATGTAATTGTTTTGCTAACGAATAAATAAATTTCCAATCACTATTAGCTTTTTAAATCGGCTTTAGCCTGTTTTACCTCCTTATCAGCACCAGCTTGTACCATCGCAAGTTGTATTTCTTCAAGAACAGATGCTTCAATTTCTCTTCTTAAAGATGCTTTATCTCCATCTTGAAAAAGTCTTCCACCATCTTTATCTAATGATTTTTCAATCATCATCTGTAAAGCATAATCATTAAAATCATCTGTATTGCTTTTCTTTTGTATAGATTCTCTTTCGGCAATAGTTAAAGGATGCCAATAGACAGTAAGAATAATCTCATCATCTTGTTTAATGTCATGTTTATAAAGTTGAGAAACTCCAAACTTGTTTCTTAACAGATCAACTGCTCTAGTCATGTTAATGTATAGCTATTATCATTATACTAAGCATTGGCAGTAAATTGACAAGTTATTAAACCAAGAAAGTGTGCAGAGTCATCTAAAACAATAGGTGCAGGGCCAACAACATCTAAAACTCTAGGTTTACAACTAAAGGTATCTGTATAATCAGAAGCATTAACAGAAGTAAGTCCATCAATAACAGCTTCGCCTAAAGTAGACAATACAGAAGTACCTTTCCCTCTTGGAACATAAACATTACATTGAATAACACCAGAATAAAAATCTTGAGATGCTCCCTGTGTTTGAGATGTAGCCTGTGCAAAATCTATTGACATGATTATATATTTTTTAGTCTTACCAGGAGTCTTATAAATCATATTGTCATAAATCATTTCAACAGTAGCGTCTACTGCTGCAACTGCATCTGTTACTGCTTTTTCAAAAGCTGCTCTGGTGTTAACTAAAGTCATAGATTAGTGTAATCAACAAATACTTTATCTGGATCAGCAAATGGTCCAATACCACCTTGACCACCTTTAAATTGTTTAGATCCAATCGCAATTTTAGCTTTATCTGTAAATATCGCATTTACGAGTGGTTGAAGTGTTCCAGAATATCTAGCAACTTTACTTCTGGGAGAAGCTAAAGCTCTAGCTGCATATTCTGATCTATTACCTATATAAACTTTAGAAAAGATTTTAAAGTTAAATTTTATATTGTTTATAAATCTAGGAGAAACAACATAACCATCTGCTGGCCTACGTTCCATTGAAGGTTCTATTGTGCTCCACGGAGTATAATTTTCTCTTGGTTGATCTGGTCTGGGTCTTTGTGTACTCGCTGTCCAACTTGAAGCAAAAAATCCAGTATCAATAGGACTTATTGAATCAGGTCCTTTATCTTCAGATAGTTCAAGTAATGCCGATCTAACAAAATCGTTTAAATCACGGGTCAATAAATCTTCATTATCTTTTTTTACTAATTTACTACTAAAAGGTTTACGTCTTGCCATTACAACCTCACTAATAAAGTAAACAGATAAGTCTGTCCACCTTGTCTTGTATCTATATTAACTATTTGTCCTACTCTTGTAGATCCAGCATAAGTTAATGTAACTTCATCTTGAAAATCTGGTTGATCATCGCCAATCAAATCAGGTGTTATATAAACTTTCGCTTCTCTCCTTTCTCTGCCATCATCTTCAGTAGATTGAACGAACTCAACAGGAGCTTTGATACTGTAAGTCGTATCACTTGTAGTATATGCACCTGTAGCTGTGTTATAACTTCCCGATGCTTTTCTTGTATAAACAATAGAAGAATCAAAAGAAGATCCCAGATCAGATACAACCTGTTTTGCAATTTGCTTAAATGCTGAGTCTAACTGTCCTGCCATTATCCTCTAACCACCCTAAGTTGAAAACTACCTGCTCCACCTAGCATATATGCTCCAAGATAACTTTGTAACCACGGATAAACGTCAAGAATATTATTTACAGATCCAGTACCCTGACTTGCAGTATTGTATTTAACTTGAATATCTCCTAATTTTACTTCTTCAAAATTACCA